TGGGCCCGGGAGCGGGCAATGGATACGGTCGGCCGTGACTCCTGGCCGTTCAAGCGTGGGGCCATGGTCAGTCACCACTACATGGCCACGATCCTGTACCGGCACACGTCGAACCACATCGGCCCGGCGAAAGCAGCGATGACGTGGTTCAAGAAGGTCGGCCATGCAGCAGGCAAGCTGGGCCTGGCGCTGCAGTGGCACAGCCCATCAGGCCTACTGGTGTCCCAGGAATACTGGGATTACACGGGTGTCCGGATCCGCCTGTACCACATGTCGTCGGTGCCGATGGAGCTGATGACCCACCATCAACCAACCGAGCTCAACCCCAAGCGGATGGCCAACGGGCTCAGCCCCAACGTCATCCATAGCCTTGACGCCAGCCACATGGCAGCCGTCACGATCGAGGCGTTCGCAGCTGGCATCCGCAATCTCGGCGGCATCCATGACTGCTTCGCCACGACGCCAGCAGAGATGGCCACACTGCGGACCTGCATCCGTAGTACCTTTGCTGGCATGTACGCACGGGACTGGTTCACGCCCATCGCTGATGAGCTTGTGGCCCAGCTACCCCCAGCAGTACAGGCCAAGATCCCGCCACGCCCAGTGCTGGGTGGGTTCAACCCCCAACTTGTAAACAACGCCGACTACTTCGTCTCATGAACAACGTTCAGTACGTGGAAAAGCTGAAGCTCACCACCCCCAAAGCAACCTTCAAGTACCCCAAGCTCATCGAAGCTGAGACCAAGTTCAACCCCGAGGGTGTGTACAAAGTCACTGCCATCATCCCGGCGGCTGATGCTACCGACATGGCGGACCAGCTCGATGCGTTGCTTGAAGCCCACAAAGCCAGCCTCAAGGCGCAGTCACCAACCACCAAGTACAAGCTGGTGGATTCGAGCTTTGGGTTCGAGGAGGTGGACGGTGAGCCAGCCTTTGTCATCACCGCCAAGATGAAAGCTAAAGGGATCAGCCGTGACGGTCGTTCCTGGTCCGCTGCCCCTGCCCTGTTCGATGCCAAGGGTGGTGCCGTCAAGGACCGTGAGTCCCTGCGTGGCATGTGGTCCGGTACCACTGGCCGTGTGTCGTTCGAGGCGTGCCCCTTCTACCAGCCCGGCATCGGGGTTGGCTTGTCGATGCGGCTGAAAGCGGTACAGATCATCGACCTGGTGGAATCCGGTGGAACAGCAGACGCCTTCGGCTTTCAAGAAGAAGCCGGCTGGGCGGCAACGTCGGTCGAGGGCCCGGTCCCGTTCGACTCAACCGGAACAGCGTCCGACGAGGGCTTCGACTTCTAGTCGGTACCGATCGGGCTTCGAGGCATCGGTCGCAGCCAGCCTCAATCATCGGGGGCTGGCGTTCGAGTACGAATCGGTGCCCCTGACGTACGTGTTAACGTCGGTCTACACCCCTGACTTTGTGCTGCCGAACGGGGTGATCGTCGAGACCAAGGGGTTGTTTGATTCCGATGACAGGCGCAAGATGCTGGCCGTCAAGGCACAGCACCCAGCCCTGGACATCAGGCTCTGTTTCCAGAAAGCGGACGTCAAGCTGAGTCGAGCGCCCCGGTCGATCACGTACGCCCAGTGGGCCACAAGGCACGGGTTCGCCTGGTGCGAAGGCAACATCCCAACTACATGGACCGATGTCATCCAAGTTCCTGAAGCATGAGGCGTGCCCCAAATGCGAATCCAAAAACAACCTGGCCCGCTACGACGACGGTCACGCAACCTGCTTCGGATGCGGGTACCAGGAGCAGCCCAAGACCGACAAGCCCGAACCCCGCATGGAACCACTCCCGCCACCCGTAACGCCGATCCTTGAGTTCGTCGAAGCCCGGCCCATGCCTAAGCGTGGGTTGACGGCTGAGACCTGCACCCTGTTTGGCTACGGGTCCTCCACCCAAAACGGGACACCGGTGCAGGTGGCGCCGTACCGCAACCAGGCTGGCAAGGTGGTGGCCCAGCACATACGCACCGCCGACAAGCGGTTCCGCTGGCTGGGGGACAGCGCCAACCTGCAGCTGTGGGGCCAGCACCTCTGGCGACAGGGCCACGGCGGTGGCACAGGCCTGTTCGTCACCGTGACCGAAGGCGAGATCGACGCGATGTCGGTGTCCCAGGTGCAAGGCAACAAGTACCCGGTGGTGTCGCTGCCGAACGGGGCCCAATCCGCCAAGAAGTACCTGGCTGCCAACGCCACCTGGCTGTCGCAGTTCGCACGCATCGTGCTGTGCTTCGACTCCGATGAAGCAGGCGTCAAGGCAGCAGCTGACTGCGTGGCTGTGCTGCCGCTGGGCAAGGTGGCCGTGTGCCAGCTGCCCCGTAAAGACGCCAACGAGATGCTGCTCGCCGGTGAAGGGGAGATCCTGCGGGACCTGCTCTGGAAGGCGACACCCACCAGGCCCGACGGCATCGTCAATGCCAACGACCTGTGGGCGGAGCTCATCAAGCCCAGCACCGACTCAGCTTGCCCGTACCCATGGCCGGCGCTCGACGCCATGACCCGTGGCTTCAGACGTGGCGAGATGGTCACCCTGTGTGCCGGGTCCGGCGTCGGCAAGTCCAGCATCTGTCGGGAATGGGCGCACCATTTCCTGCGGGCTGGGCTACGGGTCGGGTACATCGCGCTGGAGGAATCCACCAAGCGCACGATGCAGGGGATCGTCGGCATCGAGCTCAACAAACCCATCCACCTTGACCCCAACGCTGCAGATGAAACTGAAATCAGAGCGGGCTTTGACCGCGTCTTTGGGACTGGCCGTTGCTTTCTGTATGACCACTTCGGATCTATGGATCCCGACCATCTCATCAGCAAGATCAGGTATCTCGCAGATGCTGAGGGGGTGGACGTCGTCGTCCTTGACCACCTCACCATCGTCATCTCTGGACTCACGGATCTCGACGAGAGACGAGCGATCGACGTGACCTGCACCAAGCTGCGCCAGGTGGTGGAACAGACCGGCATTGGGCTGGTGCTGGTCTCACACCTCAAGCGACCAGAGGGCCGTGGCCACGAAGAAGGGGCCCAGACCAGCCTCGGTCATTTGCGGGGCAGCCAAGGAATAGCCCAGCTCTCGGATATGGTGGTCGGCGCAGAACGGAACCAGCAAGGTGACGCAGCTGAACGCAACGAGCTGCAGCTACGGGTCCTGAAGAACCGGTTCTCTGGTGCAACAGGGCCATGCGACAAGCTGGTGTATAACCAAGACACCGGTCGGTTGATTATACCTATGTCACATTATTTCGGAACATGAGAAAACTTTTAATTCTGCTGGCCATGCTTGCGGCACCGGCCCAGGCCCGCACCGTCACTGCCACGGTCTATCACCCGGACTTCAACGGCCAGCCTGACTACTGCACGGGAAAACCGTATCAGCACTGGGGACTGTCGGCAGCACATGCCTCCATCAAATGCGGAACCCTGGTCCGCGTCACCCATGCCGGCCGGTCGTTGGTTGTGCCGATCCGTGACCGGTGCGACTGCGACAGCATTGACCTGTCAGCCGGTGCTGCGTACCGCTTACAAGTGCCACTTGATGGGACGGCTCGCGTGGGGATTTCTTACTGATGACCTTACGCGCCAGCTACGGGATGGCCAACCCCAATTCCTTCTTCGACGCCAAGACCGTGCGCGAGATCCGGTTGCAGCATCTCTGCGACATGGTCTCTGCGTCCCAGATCGCCCGGGACCTAGGCGTGAACGTCAGTTGCGTCAGCCGCATCGTGAACTGGAAGTCATGGGCGGGCCAGGACCAAGACCTGCGGGCGATCCCGAAGCCTGGGCACAAAGGTGGCGACAAGTACCACCGGCCCAAGGCTGACCCGGTGGTGCCAGTGGTGCGGCTCACGTGTCGCACCTGCCTGCATCTCAACGACGACACCGGCATCTGTGACTTCGGGTTCCCCGAGTGCCTGAGCTCTGCGTACACGTTCGCGTCCAAGTGCTGCGTTTACAAACCACTTACATCCCACACCAAGCATGGCTCTGCTAATTGACGCTGACTGGTTGCTGTACGCCGCGTGTGCTGCGTGTGAATGTGACATTCGGTGGGACGAATGGATCAACACATTGCACCTAGAGCAATCAGATGCCAAGAGCTACATCACCCACCAGGTCACCAAGTGGCAAGAGGCGACGGGTGTCAACGACGTGGTCATGTGCCTGTCCAGCTACCCGACCTTCCGGCACCAGCTGTCCGCCGAGTACAAGGCGAACCGCACGGGCCGTCGTAAGCCGTTGGGCCTGAAGGACCTACGGGCCTGGGTCACGGCTGAGTGGCCGACCCGGCGCCACGACAACCTTGAGGCCGACGACGTCATGGGGATCCTGATGACCAGTGGCCAGTACCGGGACCCGATCATGGTTACGGCCGACAAAGACATGCGCACGATCCCAGGCCAGCTGCTGCGCATGGACAAGATGGAGGTCAACACCCTCGGGGACGCGAACCGGAACTGGATGACCCAGGCC